TGTGCCAGTGCACCATAACCGTACTCCATCATGTCAAATATCTTTTGCAGTATTTTCAGTTCCTCTGCCATGGCTCACTCTTCCCTGTTGCTTCGTCTTGAACTTATGTTACATGAAACTGTCAGCCTATGCGCCTTTTTGAGAGATTCTAACGCATTTCGTTATTTCAAAAACAAATCGCGTAGGCTCCGCTATCGCGGAGCCTTCAGAACACAGTTATGCAGATGGCAGTTCTACATAAGCGGCGCGAAAACCAAGGTAGGCGCGGGCGAAGGCGCGAGTGTAGTGGCCGCTGAACGCGGCCAAGCCGAGCGAGGTGAGGCTATAGCTGCCACCGCAGTGGAACAAGCGCTCCTCCGCTCCGTTGTTAAAGTAACAGCTGTTGGATTTGCTTAATACATCCGGACTTGTCGGTAGCAAACCCAAAGCCTGCAATAGGACCTTGGCATTGTCTCCCACTGACGAATCCGCTGTAATAACCCCAAAGTTGCAGTAGTGTTCGCCTGGGTTTGCATCCGTAATAGCGGTCGAATAAACCAAAGCTCCGCCTGCCCAATCCATTTTTACACTTCCGGGAGTAGTTCCACTGCCGTTAGGTTCGATTAGAGTACCGTCATTTCCCTTGATGGCCCTCCACGCAAGACCACCTACACTTTGCGAATGAGAGCTATCCGCTCCATTGTTGTTGGCTAGGATCTGAACTTCACCGTAGACAGTGCGAACGCCTCCGACCCAATCTCGCACGTTACCCCCGAGTCCATCAATACCCGACGGGGTGTTGTCGTGAAACCATGTCAATGGACCTGTTCCTGTCGCGGTACGAGTAGTTTGTCCACCACTAAAGGCGGACGGAATCGCCTTGTAGTTTGCTTCCGAGACATGCTTCCCGTAATTGTTGTTTCCGAGGGGAATGAAATCATTGTTCTCGCACCAGTTGACCAGAAGGCCGCGTTCCATTGCGGTCATAAGATGCCATCCCTCACCCTTGGCGACACAAGCTGCCAAGGCCTGATCGAAGGTTATGTTTGCCCTTGGATCTTGCCCCGGCAAAGAATACGCCCTGCCGTTCACGATGATGTTGTGATACTTGGAAATCCAAATGGCATCCACTTCTTGACCGTTAATGATGAAGGCGGGATGAATGGCTTGCGATTCCCCCAGTCCAAGCTGAGCATAGGTTTGCTTGGGAATCTTCACCATGATGCTAGGCATACCCTTATCATCATAGAGGATCTCGTTCCCTGGGCATACCGCCTGCAATGCAAGATTCGATAAATCAAAGTTGTTTGCCATTGCTTTATCCTCCTTTACTCAATGGACCAGAGGGTCAGGGTTACAGCATCCATGTCCAACGGTACAGGAACACGCCGTACTTCTTCCTCGCCCTCTCCACCGTCTTCTTCATACTTCCGTTCCGGGATGTCAATTTGAGCTACATAGGCCCGCCCGGCTGCGGTCCCAATCACCAGCGCCTTATCCTCGTCAAAGCAGATGTCGATGTGAACAGGCCAGTCCTGCTCCCTGCTGGCGAGATTGATAGTCAGATCGTCATTGAACGTCACTCTTGTACCATCTACCGAAAATGGAATCTTAGCCCCTTCGTTCTTCTCTATAACGATCACTTCAAGTTACCCCCTATCACTTTGTATTTGACTGTGACGGATTTTGCCGAGCCAGTGTGGGCAATTTTGAACCCATTGACCAGCTTGTCCGACACTACGATTTCCCCTGGGTTACCCACTGCCGAGACTATTTCCGGAAGAACAATGTACAGGTCGCTCTCAATCTTTCGCTCAAGGCTTACGGTCTGAACGCTGTCATTAAAGGGGAAGGCCAGATTGTTTTGAAGTGTGACCACGCCTTCCTCGATTTCCCAGGCGTTTTGCAGGGCATAATTCATAAGCAGGTTGAGGGCCGTGTGCACGTCCACGATGCCGGCTTCAATGTTATTAAAGCGGACCTGGTCTTGTGGAGTACCCTGCTGCATGACCTCGCCGGTTGGTGTGATAGTGAATGTTCCATCCTCGTTGTCTACAACGACGAACCTATTGGATGGACTAGTTACGTGGTCGCGCCATTCTGTCCATGGGTACATATCTAAGCCTCCTTCTCTGTGATGTTAAAGTCGAACCAGTACAGGATGCCCGTCTGGCCGGCCGCAACCGTGATGCTGACATTCTGCCAAGCCCACAAACTTCCATCACTGCTGTAGAGTTCCACCCGGTTTATGGTGGCACCAGTGTTCGGAATGATGGATAGCTGAGCCCGAACGGTGCCATTGGGAAGCACAGCGACATCCGTGAGCGTAGTCGGGTAGTACGTAGACTCTATTCGATATCTGGCACGCACGATTCTTCGTTTGATAAACTCCCTCAGGTCCTTCAGGGCCACAGGTTCAAGCATTCATATCACCTTCCTTACATTAGACTACCTGGAGACGTTCCACACATCTTTGCCCGGTAGGCAACTGCTCCACCACTATCTTCGACTGCAATGCTTTTCTGTTCCGTCACACCTTGCGTTGCCCTCTCCGGCCGTGTTCCGGTGATGGTCACGGCATAAGCCACGCCGTCTGCGTCCGCAAGAAGAATGAGATCCTCAACGCCGATACCGCCCTGGGTGGCCGTTGCCGGGTGAATGCCTGTTACGTTCTCCCCCGAGAATGGCACCGTGTAGGGAACACCGTCTGCATCGGTAAGCACAATAACATCGCTTCTCGCAATCGCTCCCTGGGTGGCACGAACCGGGTACGTACCACATAGCCGGAGACTGTAAAGCACATAACCGGTGGTCAGCTCGATTTCCATTTTGGCCCGGCTACGATAAATCACAGTGCCATCCTGCAGGTGGGAGCGCATGGGTTTGAACATCATGATTGTCCGGATGATCTCATCGTGGGATAGGTGCACCCACTGAGCGGTAACGTCCAGGATAACCCGGAAGAAATACGGATCGCCTCCGTACTCAAACCACTCCTCGACCAAGCTTCCGGGATACATATCGCCCAGGGCCGCTTCCATAGCCCCGGGCGTTCCCAGCTTGCGCCGAACTTTGAAACTGTCTCGAAACTGTGCTCTTTTCACATGTATAGGATAGTTGTAACCGAACCAGTCGATCTTGAAGTCCTTGGCCAGAATATCGAGCAGCTGCTCTGGCTGTTTGTCAATTCTCGAGTAAATCCTCAACCTGTCTATCTCATCTTTGCGCTCTGCAAGGACTTTGGCAATCGCTGTGGCTAGAGCATACATGTTCTCGTCTGCTCCCAGCGCTTCCGGGAAGGTTCTGAGAAGGTTCTTGATGGTAATACCGTGATCAGTCATCCTCATACCCCCCGTTGACAATCGTTATATCACGAACGCTTGCAACTTGGGGAACCGTTTGATCTTTCCCATCTCGAATGGGTATAAACACAGGAGAAGTCATGTCCACACGCTTTATGCCAGTTTCCATGAGTAGCCCTATCAGCCGACTGGGATTGATGTCCCTTCCGAGTTTTGCACTTTGCCATACAATGTACTTGTCTACTGCTGCATTCACAGCCGCTTCAATGTCCGCTGCACTAGCGGTCTGGCTCCTCGAAATGTAATACGTGAACTCTATGTCGTACGACACTACCTCCGCATCATCAACCACCACATAATCAGTGAGTGGCCGAACAAACCTATCGTTACAAGCCTCATATACTGCGTTCTTAATTTCCTCACCAGCTATGGTGCCATCGTCCATCAGCACATAGATGTTGACCTGTCCCGGGTTAGGCGTAGTGAGCACTACATCCGCAATTCTCGTTGACACCTGCCGGGCATAATAGGCATAGGCCCCCTCTGGACCAGCCGTGGAAAAAGCGTCCATACTGGCACGCATTAGTTCGTAATACTCATCATCCGTAGCAGCGTCCGCCCCATTCTCACTCTCGGTCAAGTTTTCGCAACGTTCGTAGTAGGGGAACACATCGACCAGAACATCAATCTGTCCGGGCGCATATCCGTTGCCAATGACCCCA